TAGAGTTTTAAGTCAATCAGGTGCTATATTGACCGTGGATGGCATATTAGCAGAAAATGGTACTTCTACGCAGGCAGTTACATTGTTACCTACAAGAAATAACGTTTCATTATTTGCAAGCTCTGATGGAAGTAAATTAGCATTAGTTTCAACGAAAGCAAAAGTTTCTGGTGTTTCATCAAATGATACAATATTTAGTGAAACAAACCTAAATTCCTTGGTATTTCCTTTAAATGATACTTATGTAAAAACATTATCAGATATTTCTTATACTTATACTAAAAAAGGTTCCCTTACATTTAGCAGTGGTACAGGTCAATTATCAATAGCATCAAACGAAGAAGTATATCCAGGTACTGATACTATATTAGGTTCCGATCTAGAAAGAATAATAGTTTTTTCCGATAGCACAAATGTCAAGCAAGTTGTTACAAGCTGTAGTATTTCAGGTACGACAGTTACTGTGAATACAGCTAACACATCTTATGCTGGTGCTAGTACAATTATACTACCAGTTACTATAGCAAATGCAGACGAAAGATCTAAATCATTGTCTAATGCTAACACTTCGGCTGTTGTAACTGAAACGAATAATGCAACATTAACAAGAGGACAAAGGTTAATCAAGGTACCAAACAAAATTCCAGGTGTTTCTGAATCTCTTCTTGTTTCTGACGTTTTGCGTATAAGAAAAATAATTGACTTAGGTTTAACTTCTATTGCTGCTGATTTTGATGTTGATGATGAAACTACATGGACAGAATTTACTTCTACTGTCTATGAAGAATCAGCAGCTGATATAACGACAAATTATAAATTTGATAATGGCCAAAGAAATTATATCTACGACCATGCAAATATTACACTTATACAAGGAAGAAATATACCTACAGGACCTATATTAGTATTCTTTGATTACTTTGTACCCAATGCAAATCCTGGGTTTTTTAACGTAGATTCCTATTCTAGTGTTGATTATGAAGATATTCCCGTCTATATAGCACAAACTAGCGCAAATAGTATAAAATTATCGGATGCGATTGATTTTCGTCCAGTAAGAGATATAAATTCGACTAGTTTCGATGGTGGTGTCCAAGTTCCAGATCCTAGGTTCGTATTCACAACAACTTACGAAAACTATCTTTCTAGAATTGATAAAATTATTCTTACAAAAAATAGAAATTTTGAAGTTATAAAAGGTATCTCCAATGAAGATCCTATGCCACCTACTGATCTAGATACGGGCATGACATTATACACTATATCTTTACCTCCATATACAGCAAATACAAATTTAATTACTGTTTCTAATACCGACAACAGACGTTATACGATGAAGGATATTGGTAAATTATCTAGCAGAATCAGATCATTAGAAACTAATGCAATTCTTTCGAAAATTGAAAGAGAAACATTAGATACTACGATATTTGACGATTTTGGCATAGAAAAATTCATCAATGGTGCATTGGTTGATAATTTCACAGGACATTCTATAGGCGATGTAGAAAACTTAGATTATGATGTTTCTATTGACTTTTCAAACAGAGAAATGAGACCTCCATTTAAAGCAGAAGGTTACGCTCTCGACTACGATACTTTAACTAATATCTCGAATGTAAATGGATATACTACTATGGACTATACCATAGATGAATTTGTATCGCAAAGTCTAGCATCCAAATCTGTTAATGTTAATCCTTATAATGTATTTAACTTCAACGGTTCAGTAAAATTAACACCGTCTCAAGATACATGGTTCGATACAAATACAAGACCAGCAGTTTCTGTAAATCTGGGTGGCGATAATGATGCTTGGAATTCCATAGGTAGAGCGGTAGAAGACAATAGAAGAAACGGTTTTGGTACTGAGTGGAATGACTGGCAAACACGTTGGACAGGTATGCAAACGTCCAATAGTGTTATCTCTAGTAATTTGAATGTTGAAGTCGATGGTCGAAGAGTTACAGCAACTAAGTCTACAACATCAGAACAAGTTATTACCCGAAACCAGGAAGAATTCAGAGATGCAACAAGAACTAGTTTCAGTACACAATCAATCACAAGAAATTTAGGTTCTAGAATTGTTGATATAACTGTGGTTCCTTTTATTCGTTCTAAATCTATTTCTTTTGTTATCGAAGGTTGTAAACCAAATACTAGATTATATGCCTTTTTTGATGATACAAATATAAGTGACAGTACTGGCGTAGTTACAACAGATGCTTCTGGTAAAGCAAGCGGAACATTTACACTACCGGGTGGTGTTTTTAGAACAGGTACTAGAATCTTACGATTTATAGATAGAGAAGATAATAATGTTAGGTTATCAGACACGAAAGCTGAAGGTACCTATTCGGCTCAAGGTTCACTTGCTACGACTGAACAAATTGTAGCAACAGTACGTGAGCCGATTATACGAACACAAACGGTAAGAGAATCTAGACCAATACCAGATGTTGTTACTAGGTCATTAACAACATCCGAAAATGTTACTACAACTTGGATAGACCCACTTGCACAATCATTTTTGGTCGATCCTAGGATTTATCCAAATGGTCTTTATTTATCATCAGTTGATTTATTTTTCTCGACCAAGGATTCAAACTTACCAGTAACTGTTCAAATAAGACCTACAGTTAATGGTTATCCTTCAAGTTCTGTAATATTACCAGGTTCAGAAGTAATTCTTGAAGCAGCTGATGTAATAATACCTACAGGTTCTCAAGTAATACCAGATCCTACAAGTTTTGCTTTTGAAAATCTAGTTTATCTAGAACCTGGAGAATATACTTTTGTAATTCTTTCTAATTCTAATCAATATGAAGTATTAGTTGGTGAAATTGGTCAACAATCACTTAACGGTAACTTTTTAATTACAGAAAATCCTTATGCTGGTGTAATGTTCAAATCTCAGAATGCTTCTACATGGACTGCTGTTCAAGAGGATGATATTATGTTCGTATTAAAGAAGGCTGTTTTTGCTACTCAAACTACAAGTACAGTAAAAATTGATGTTGATGTTAGTGACCTCACAGAAAATAAACTATATGACCTTCTTCAACTTTCATTAACAGAATTTAAACCTAATGGTACAAATATTTCATATAAGTTTGATTATTTAGATGAAAATGATAATGTAATTACTCAAAATTCTTATGTACCTAATGATAATTACTCATTAAGAACTTCTGGGAAATTATCTAATTCTGCTACTTCATTTACTACAACTGCTACGCTTACGTCATCTGATTCTTCTGTATCTCCAGTTATCGATGAAGAAACACTTAATCTAATAGCAATAAGCAATAATATAGATAATGGGTCTATATATAATAATACACTTATTCTAGAAAACGGTGGTACTGCTTATGCAAATACAGATACTTTTACCGTAACTGGAGGATTAATTGCTGCTGTTGTTGGAATTGTCACCGATGGTGCTGGTAAAATCCTAACCCTTAACGTTACACAAAAAGGGTTAGGATTCACAGATACAGCAACCGTAACTTACGTGGGGTCAACAGGTTCAGGTGCTGTAATTAAGGTCTTGAATGAGGGTTCAAATCAAGGGGGTAATGCAATTTCTAGATATATAACCCGAAGAGTTACATTAGCAAAAGGTTTTAATTCTGATTATCTACAGGTTCGATTTAAAGCATTTAGACCATCAGGTGTCAACATAGATGTCTACTATAAAGTTCTTAATGCTAACGATACTGATAAATTTGATGATAAAAACTATGTAAAAATGGAATTAGATCCAGAAACGGATCAGTTATCTACTACTATGAATGATTTTCGAGAATTTATATATAAACCTAAGACTGAAACTATAACATATTCTAGTGGTGGAAATAATAATGATGACAATGATTATAGCGATTATAATACATTTGCTGTTAAAATTGTACTAAGATCAGAAAAAACTACAAACTATAAAATACCTAGAGTAAGAGATCTTAAAGTAATATCATTCGCATCATGAGGGAACTAATTCAAATTGAAGACAACAAAGATTTAGCAAGAGACCCGAAGACAAAAGCAATTCTTCGGGTTGATACTAAGGCATTTGAACAGCATAAAAGAAAAAAAGAGTTTAGAAACTCTGTTGCTTTCATGAAAAATGACCTAGAAATGCTAAAAGATGAATTGGCTGACATTAAAAACTTATTAAAACAGATATTAAACGATGGCTAAACCAACAACTAGAATAGAATTAAAAGAGTATTGTCTGAGACGTTTAGGTAAACCTCTCATTGAGATAAACGTTGCTGATGCACAGTTAGAAGATAGAATAGATGATTCTCTTTCATTTTTCTATGACTATCACTATGATGGTTCAGAACATACCTATTTGGGAGTAGAAATAACTCAACAAATGATTACAGAAAGAGCAATACCTGTGGACGACTCAATTATAGGTATTTCTAAGGTATTTAAGCATACTTCAGGCGATGTGAAAAATATATTTGACGTGAAATATCAGATGAGATTAAATGATGCTTTTTGGATTACTGCTGGTAATTTTCAGCATTATTTTATGACTATGCAAAAACTTGCGGAAGCTGAGCACTTGTTTAGTAAAAATATCCCTATACGCTTTCAAAGACACATGAATAGAATTAATTTAGACACAGATTGGTCTAATTATGCAGTTGGAGATGTAGTAATTTTCGAGGGTTATAGAATTATAGACCCAGAAACATACGCTGATGTCTATAGTGACCGTTTTGTCCGAGATTATACAACTTCACTTATTAAAAGACAGTGGGGAGAAAATTTGTCTAAGTTTGGAGGTATGACTTTACCTGGAGGTATGACTTTAGACGGCAGCACAATTCTTAGCGATGCAAAAGAAGAAATTCAAAAACTAGAAGAAGACCTTTATAACTCTTCTGCTGGTTTAATACTAGATATTATAGGTTAATTATGCCACTAAATCAATATTTTTCAAATTACACACACACACCAACCCAAGATTTATTAGAAAATTTAATAATAGAATCTATCCAGATTTATGGAGTTGATACATATTTTATAAGAAGAAGCATAGAAAATACAGAAGATATTTTAGGCTCAGACCAGGCTGGTTCTTTTACTAATGCTAGGTCTTTAGAAATGTACGTGAAAAATGTTGAGGGCTACGAAGGACAAGGCGAATTTTTAAGCAGGTTTGGCCTGAATATACAGGATAATATAACATTTACAGTAGCCAGAAAAAGGTGGGAAGAAACATTCGTAGGCGAAACTCTCATGAGACCAAAAGAAGGGGATTTGGTTTATTTTCCTATGACTAAAGCATTATTCGAGGTTACTTTTGTCGAAGACGAAGAAGTTTTCTACCAAACAGGTAAATTAATGACATACGACCTACAATGTGAGAAATTTACATTCAGTGGTGAACAGTTTAATACCGGGGTCCAAGAAATAGATGATATTGCTACTAAATTTTCTATAGCAAAAGTATTGGATTATTCAGCAATAGACGGAACTCCTATAATCGGGGAAACAGTAACTGGCCAGACTTCAGGTACTACGGCTAAATTGAAGAGTTTTAATTTATCCGATGATACTATCGAATTAATAGATCTATCTGGTATGTTCTTAGACGATGAAATTCTTCTAGGTGCTACATCTAGTGTAAATATTACAATAACAGAAGGAAATTCATTAAATATAAATATAGATAATGCTGATATGTTCAATGATAATATACAAAGTAAAGGAGACGACATTTTCGATTTTTCTGAAAATGATCCTTTTTCTGAAGGAAACTACTAATGTTCGGTAATCACTTCTATCACAAATCCATAAAAAAATATGTTACCATCTTTGGTTCATTGTTTAATGGAATTAGAGTAGCAAAATACGATAATTCCAACGATATAAAGGAACTTACATTAGTTCCAATTTCTTATGGGCCTAAAGAAAAATTTATCGAAAGACTAAATGCACAACAAGATCTAAGGAAAGAAATTGCTATTTTAGTTCCTAGAATGGGCTTCGAAATTTCATCTTATCAATACGACCCATCTCGGAAATTAAATAATATTAATAAGTTACAAAAAAGAATAAACTCAAGTTCTGTTAATACTTCATTTTCTGCGGCTCCTTATAACATAGGATTTTCCTTAAATATTTTTGTGAGAAACGTAGAAGACGGCACTCAGATTATAGAACAAATTTTACCATATTTTACCCCAAGTTTCTCAACTACCATAAATCTAATACCAAATCTAGATACTAAATTCGATATTCCTATTCAGCTTAATTCTATTAATATGAATGATGATTATGAAGGCACCTTCGAGAATAAAAGAATAATCCAATGGGAACTTGATTTTACATTAAAAGGCTATTTTGTTGGCCCTACTAAAATTGCCAAACCTATAGAAAAAATTACCACAAATATAGGTAGTGGTTCTGTTATTAATAATGAAATAAGCACAAGTATAGAACTAACAGAAGATGAATTTGGCTTTAACGAAATAATACTATAATGGCTATAATAGGAAAAAAAATTGAAAATGCACTAGATATAATGTCGACCGAAAATGTAGAAATTATAGACGAGATCAATAAATCATCCGCAGAATTAAGAGAAATTGAGATTGATGAAGATTATGTCTTTGCTAGAGATAACTTACGCAGCGTTATTACTAAAGGCTCAAATGCCCTTGCCAAAATGATTGAATTGTCTGACGAGACTGAACATCCTAGAATGTATGAAGTAATGGCATTAATGATGAAGACCATAAATGACTCAACAAAAGATTTATTAGACATACAAAAGAAAACAAAACAACTAAAAAACGAGAGCCTAGGTGGTTCTTCCTCGGCTAAAACATCTGAAACACATAATGTAAGTAATAACATCTTTGTTGGCTCGACAAAAGAACTTCAGGAGTTTTTTAACACCCAAGAAATGAAAAAATTGGATAAATAAAAATGGCAGTAGATTTAAACTATCAAGTTCAGCATTATTTAGGTAACCCAAAATTAAAAAGAGCCAATGTAAATATACCATTCACAAAAG